ACATATGTTTTAATTGGACTTTATATTTATTAACTAAGTCTGATACCATCACATGTACCAACAAGAGATATTCCTGCTCACCTCTTGATGTGGGCAGCATTATATACATCGACATTCACTGTGCAAGATCTTTTTGCAATAAAGTGACCGACTGCGGATCATTTAACCAATAGAAGAATAATTATGAGAGATCCTGAAACCTTAAACAGAGATATGGAAGTGACAGTGAAAATTGACACTATTTTAGATGGGTACATAATAACCCTTTGTGAGTACATAGCCAGAAGCGGAGATCCTGTGCCGTGTACAGGTGATATTATCCACCTGGGTAGTCATCAGGGTTTTGATAAAAATAACATACCAACTCCAATAGCCGTAAGAAAAATGCCTAGCGATGAATTCAAGGTGATTAGAAGAAGGTTTGTACCTTTAGTAGAGATAGATGATTTTGAGTATGGTACGGATAAATTGTATGTTGATTTGGTTGTAGTACCTTTTAGTATACACATGGACTGGGATGAATTTTATAAGGCAGAAGGGGAGTGATTTACAAAAAGTACGACATCCTTCCTCAGTACTGCCCTGGTTCAGACTTTGATATTAATAAGCATGGTGCCGTAGTTAAAAGAATCCCTAAACCAGAACACATAGATTTCTTTAGATCTACTCATAGAGTTACCGGTGAGCAATTGCCTAGCTCTAAAACTAGAGAAGAAGCTAAACGCTTTATAGATAAAATGATTGAGATTGAGGAAAGAGTTTTAACTAGTTAAACTAATTCGATTCCTCAGACAACCTTAACAAAGTTAACCTAATATACTGATAATAGTAGAATATATTTATCTAACAGGTATCATGTACCAACACATGTACCATTAATTAACTACAGTTAGTTAGGTTTACTTCCGTAAACTGTTTTCCATACTTACTTATATATCTACTTATATATATATATATTTATATAACTATATACACAACGCTTCCGCTGACGCTCGCGTTGTGTAAGTTGATACACTTAAGTGTTTTTTCTAATATATATATATTACTACTGATAAAGGTATATGGAGGGTACATGTCTAGGCATATGTCGGGAAGGTCTTTAGGGTAAAGTAATACGCTTTAAAGTTCAATACTTACGTAAAAAAATAAGTAAACTTGTTATGGAGATTTAGTTGTAAATGGTAATACCTAATAAAAAGTATAAAACTATATTTAAACCTTTAAATAAGATAATCCCACATAAACCCCCTTTTAGGTTAATGGCACCTTTAACAACAGATAGCAATCAACCTGATTTATTTGAAGCTATGACCCAAGTTACTCCAGTATCCCAAGTTTTGTTTTTAGAGATAAGAAAAACTTACAATGATACTTATGGCATATGTAGTTATCAAATACCTCAATCTATGCAGAATAATCAATCTACAGCTTACAAGCTATTTAGTAGGCACGTAGCGCCTTTATCTAAAGCTAATATTATTCGTAGATTACCTAAAGAAATAAAAACACGTCTTAAACTAGTTCAGAAAGAATTTATACATTTTATAGTAAACCCGCAATTTGTCCCATGTGACAAACAAACTTGCGCTTTAGCAATGTGGCATCAGTTAGCTAAATAGTTATTTAGTACCCCACCTTAAAATTAAGTTAATAGCCCAACATCCGTTGGGTTAAACGTTTCACCTATCCAGAGAAATTTATGCCTACTTATACTAACAACAGCAATATACCGCTATCTGTAGCAGTATGGTTAGCCCACGACACATATGACCACGATGAACGTGAGAACCTTATATCAGCAACGTCTTTGCTTAAACCTATACGACAGATTGTACTTAGTAAAAGAGTGGATAGAGGAGTTAATGTACCAGACATTGCCTCACTTATACCGTCTAGAACAGGCACCGCTGTGCACGACGGATTAGAAACAGCTTGGGTAACTAGCTACAAAGAAGGTTTAAGTAACTTAGGTATCCCACAGCGAGTTATAAACAAAGTCAAAGTAAACCCTAAATTTGAAGAGTTAACTGAAGATACAATTCCAGTTTACTTAGAGCTGCGCTCTGAAAAAGAAGTAGATGGTTTTATCATTTCAGGTAAGTTTGATTTTGTAGGTGAAGGCCGTGTAGAAGACTTAAAAAACACATCAGTGTATACCTATATTAATAAAACCAATGATGATAAATACATCATGCAAGGTAGTATTTATCGTTGGCTTAACCCCGACATAATTACACGAGATGAAATGGCGATACAGTTTATATTTAAAGACTGGCAAGCTACTCGCACTAAAGAACCTAAATACCCAAACGCCAGCACTCTTGAATACCGCCTACCACTTAAATCTGTTATAGCAACTGAGACTTTTATTAGGAATAAACTTACTCAGATTAAAAAATACGAAAACGCTAATGAAGCAGATATTCCCGAATGTACAAATGAAGATTTGTGGCGTAAAGCAGACACATGGAAATATTACAAAAATCCATTAAAAATGACACGTTCTACTAAAAACTTTGATAACCAAATGGCTGCTGATATGGAAGCCTCACTTAAAGGAGGTATCGTAGTTAAAAAAGGTGGTGACGTGACCGCATGTAAATACTGTGACGCATTTCCAGTCTGTAAACAAAAAGACAGATTGATTGCTACCGGAGAGTTAATATTACGAGGATAATATGAGACAACTAACTATATTTGACCCAGAAAAAATAAAGTATCACCCTGTTGCTGAGAAGTTAGCACAACATTTATCAGGACATTGTGAAAACGACAGTCCAGTGTTTTTCAGAATGCTGGTATCTTACTTTTTTGGTAAAATTGCGGCTCAAATGCGAGCTAGCGTTAAGACACACACAAATAAGCTATTACCCATTAATATGTATGCAGTGGCTCTAGCCCCATCAGGTGCTGGTAAAACAAAAGCTATGAACTTTTTAGAAGAAGAAGTGTGCGCTTTATACACTGAACGTTTTAAAGACGAGCTGCTTCCTTATGCTACAGAGATACATTTAGCAAAATTGTCAATGGAAAGAGCAGCTAAGAACAACACTGACCCTGACACTGAATTTCAAGCGTTGTGTGTAGAGTTCAAAGCATCAGGGCAATGGCTAAGTTCATTTGACAATGCCACTGCACCTGCTTTAAAACAATTTAGACATAAATTGCTACTAGCAGACGCTGGTTCACTTAACTTTGAGATAGATGAAATAGGTGACAATCTAACTGGTAACAGTGAAGCTTTCTCTAAATATTTAGAGTTGTACGACAAAGGCAAAGTAAAAGAATCTCTTACAAAAAACACAAAAGAAAACACTAGGCTGTCAGAAGTCAACGGGCAAACTCCTTGCAATCTAATTATGTTTGGAACCCCTAGCTCATTGTTAGATGGTTCTAAGAAAGAGGACGAGTTTAACGCTATGTTAGAGAAGGGCTATGCACGTAGATGCTTATTTGCATTTACTAAAGATGTGCATCGATCATTAGATTTAACAGCTGTAGATATTATGGCTCGCAATGCTTCACAACAATCGTTTCAATTTATTGAAGATTTATCTGAGCATCTTTTAAATTTAGCTGACCCAATAAACTATAAAAAACAAATTAATCTCAATGAAAAAGAAGAACTGCTTCGTATCGAGTACACAATGTACTGCCAAGATCGAGCAGCAGAAATGAGTGAGTTTGAAATAGTCAAACGAATTGAAATGGAGCATCGTTGGTTTAAAGCGTTAAAACTTGCAGCTACATACGCTTTTATTGACAACAGTCCTACAGTTACTGAAGAACACCTGTACAACGGTATTGCAGTTGTAGAGGACAGTGGTTTAGCTTTTGAGCAATTAATCAAACGTGACAGACCGTATGTTAAATTAGCTAAGTATCTTGGTGAAATGCCAAATCAAGTAACACAAGTAGAGTTAGTTGAAGATTTACCATTTTATAAAGGTAATTCACAACAAAAAAGCGAAATGCTTACTATGGCAATAGCTTACGGCTACCAAAACAACATTATCATTAAAAAAATATACAATGATGGTATTGAGTTTTTAAAAGGTGAAAGCTTAAAAGAAACAGACTTAGATAACTTGTGTATTTCTTACTCAAACCACGTTGCTTACAACTTTTTAAGTGAAAATGTTAGTTGGGATAATGTAGGTAAGTTAACGCAAATGGCTGATATGCACTGGGTTACCCACCATTTACTTGATAATCATCGCTGTGAAGACAAATGTATACCTGGGTTTGATATGTTAGTAATTGACGTAGATGGCGATGTGCCTATGCAAACTGCGCAAGAGCTATTAAAAGATTATAAATCATATTTTTATACTACTAAGCGTCATGGCCAAGATGGGCAAGACAGGTATCGTATAGTAATGCCTATGCAATTTATACTGAAATTAGATGGAGCAGATTATAAAGAGTTTATGCAAGCTATTTACGATTGGCTTCCGTTTGCAGTAGATGATGGGACAGGTCAACGCAGTCGTAAATGGTTAACGAATCCAGGCACATTAATAGAAAATGATGGCATATTATTTAACCCTCTTGAGTTTATACCTAAAACTAGTAAAAACGAAAAACGCAAAAGTAAGTTAGTTACTCAACAGTCTTTGACTAATCTTGAGCGATGGTTTGTTAACAACACTGGTCAAGGTAACCGATCTAACCAACTGATTAAATTTGGTTTGCTACTTGTAGACTCAGGTAAAACAGTCACTCAAACAGAGCAAGCAATATTTGCATTAAACGAGAAAATACCAGACAAGCTCTCAGAAGAAGAGATCCTATCTACTATCATGCAATCTGTACGTAAAGCTTATAACAAGCTAGCAGCATAACTGAGGGCAACGTCCGTTGCCTTTCATGAATAATAAACCGGAGTAAACTAATGACTCAAACAGTCAATAATCATCTAGTTCTGCTAGGTGGCAAGTCTGCTGCAGGAAAATCAGCATCTCTTATGGGTCTAAAAGATCCAGAAGGGGTGATGTATTTAAACTGTGAAGCAGGCAAATTATTACCTTTTCGTAGCAAGTTTAAAGAATTTGTTATTACAGATCCTTATCAAGTGGAAGAAGCTTTTCAACGTGCTGAGGATATGCCAGAAATTCACACCATAGTCGTAGACTCACTTACTTACATGATGGACATGTTTGAGTCAGTATATGTCTATAAGTCCACTAACACTATGGCCGCTTGGGGTGATTTCGCACAGTTTTTTAAACGATTGATGCAACAACATGTAGCAGCATCGTCTAAAAACGTAGTATTCACTGCCCATACAGCAGATTCAATTAATGAAGCTGAGATGGTGTCTGAAACTAAAGTACCAGTCAAAGGCTCTCTTAAAGCCAATGGCGTAGAGTCATACTTTTCATGTGTAATTGCATCTAAGAAAGTGACTCTAAAAAATATTAGTGATTTTAAAAGTGACTTACTAGCAGTAACCCCAGAAGAAGAAGCACTAGGCTTCAAATATATATTCCAAACCAAGCTAACTAAAGAGACTGTGAACGAACGTTTACGCAGCTCACTTGGGCTCTGGAATACCAACGAAACATTTATCGATAACAACATGCAGAACGTATTTGACCGTCTGCACGAATATTACGCTTAATAGGAGCACACCAATGGATTTATCAAGATTAAAAAATAATGTAGCAATTACTAAAATTGACAGCGATTACGTAGGTAAAGGGTTCATCTTACCTACAGCAGTTTATGATTTAACCATTAACTTGGCTTATCTTTCTGAATCTGCTGCAGGCAGTATGGCATTAAACATTGAAGCCAAAACTTCTAATGGACAGTCTGTTAAAAACAAAATTACGTTAACATCTCGCACAGATAAAGGTGGCAAAAACACATATATTAACAAAACAACTGGCGTAGAAGCATACTTGCCAGGTTACGCTTTATGCAACACCCTATCTTTGCTAACTACTGGAAAAGAATTAGGTGACTTAGGGTTAGAAGAAAAAACCATTAACGCTTATAGCTACGAGCTTAAAAAAGAAATACCTACTAAAGTACAAATGTATACCGATTTAGTTAATGTTGAAGTTAAAGCTGGCATTGAACAACAAATTGTAGACAAAAATGTACAAAATGAAGCAGGTAATTGGGTTCCAGGCCCTACTACACGCGAGCAAAACGAAATAGTTAAATTCTTTCGTAGTCGTGACAGTATGACTGTTACTGAAATTACAGCTCAAGCAGAAGAAGCAGCATACATTCACATATGGGCAGCTGACAATGTAAATGTGGTAGATAAGTCTACCAAGACTGGTGTTAGTTCTGGTGCCCCATCTATGGGAAGTGGAGTAGCAAATAAACCAGCTGCTGCAAGTGGTGGCGTTAAGTCTCTTTTTGCATAAGTGATTATTGCAGGCTTGGATCCAAGTCTATCTAACTTTGGGATGGCCAAGGGTAAATTAGAAGATAACTTCTTCGCCCTTGAGCACCTACACCTAGCCCAAACAGAATCCACCAAAAATAAGAAACAAGTGAGAGTAAACAGCGATGATTTGAATCGCGCTAAACTACTACACACCGCTACCATGCAGTTTCTTAAAGGTGTTGACATAGTAGCCATAGAAATACCAGTAGGCAGTCAGTCTGCACGGGCTATGGCTTCATATGGTATCTGTGTCGGAATCATTTCAAGCATCAAAATACCAATAATTCAGGTAACACCCGCAGAGGTGAAACTGGCTGCAACCGGTAATAAGAATGCAACTAAGAAACAAATGATTGACTGGGCTGTAGGTGAGTTCCCAAATGCAGAATGGTTTTGGAAAAAACAAAAAGGTGTTTATTCATTAATAGATAAGAATGAGCACATGGCAGACGCATTAGCAGCTATTAAAGCAGCTGTGCGTACTGACACTTTTAAACAACTAATTGCAATACAGGAAGCATTTAATGCTAACGCATAATCAAATACTACATATGCTAACGCTACAAAACGACATGAACAGTAAGGTTAATCCTAATTGGGCCCATGCAAATAACGACTGGATGCTTGCTGCAATGATAGAAACTGTAGAAGCTATTGATCATCATGGATGGAAGTGGTGGAAAAAGCAGGAACCAGACATAAAGCAACTCCAGATGGAGCTTGTAGACGTTTGGCACTTTGCTTTATCAGCTTACATTGTAGGGTACAAAGACCGCACATTACTGCTGGCAGATGAAATAGAAAAAATTATCAGCATTGAGTCAAAAAGCCTTATGTACACAGATAATACATTGCTACAAAACTTACGTTTGCACGTAAAATTTATGGCTAATGATGAATTTAATCTGGGCTTGTTTTTAACAACACTTAAACAATCTGGTATGACACAAGAAGATCTTTACAAAAAATACATAGGTAAAAATGTACTTAACTTTTTTCGCCAGGACAATGGATATAAAGAGGGTACTTACCAAAAGATGTGGGGAGAACGTGAAGATAATGAGCATTTAGAATCTCTTCTTTTTGTTTTAAATTTAGATGTCGATAATCCCCAAAAAGTTATATACGACGCTTTATTAGAGCGATACGTAGCTTTAATTTATATTTAATAAGGAAACAATATGAAAATTATATTAGAAGAAAAAGACTTAATGTCTATCGTAAAAGCACATGTAGCAACTACACCATTCTTTAACTTAAAGGACAAAGCAGTATCGGTTTACCTTAATGTAACTGATGAAGGTTATGTAGAAGTATCTGTAAACATTAGTGAGTCTGGTTCAACTACTGTAGCAGCTACACCTGTGAAACGTACACGTCGTAGTAGTGCTCAAGTAAAAGCTGACGCAGAAGCTGAAGATATTTCACCATTGTCTGAGTGCACTAAAGCTGACGAAGAAGCACAGGTAGAAGCTAAAAAGCCTCCTTTTGAGCCAACAGTAGTAGCTGAAGCTGACGAAGAAGCTACACCAGTACTTGCAGCGTCTAAATCACTATTTGCATAATGGCATTTTTAGATTGGGTAAAAACACTACTTACCATGATAGGTATAGCAGTAGCCATTCTAGTAACAATAGGATTAGTTTACGTACTTACTATAGTAGGCGCAGTAGCTTTAGCTTTACTTGTGCTTTTTACAGTTGTTTCAGGTTATAGAGAAATGCGTAAAGAAGAAATAAAAAATGGTAAAGACCTGTAAAGCAGGTCTTTTAAGGTAAATAAAATGAGAAAAGAATATAAAAAATACACTCAAGATGAGGATGACTTAATAATTCATCTTATAGTTAATAACGCTTTTATGTATAAAGAAGTTGCTAAAGCAATGGACATAACAACTGGAATGGTTGCAGGACGTGTAAAATTCCTTAAAACTTTAGGGCATGATATAACGACCTCAAGAAGTAGAACAAAAAAAAGTAAAAAAGAAATATCGTTAATTAAAAAACTTACATTAAAATTACGATCACTAACTACTAATATTGATAAGTTAATGTGGTTACCTCTTTCGTTACTTTTTTTCTGCTTATATTTAAGTGTAATAATTCCACCTGTTTATAATAATGCGTAATACTGAATAAAATAGGGGCGTTAGCCCCTTATTTATTTAATATCTGTTACGTGTAATAGCAGATTTAATGTTGCTATTTCATCAGGAGCATTAATCATACTTTCCCACGGATTTACAAATCTACCTAAAATATTACCTATACCAATTGAATCAACTGGACTTGTAAACCCAGCAATACTTTGAGCTGCCATGTTTAAAAGTGCAGTAGCAGGACGGTCAGAAAATAAATTAAACACTGGCTTTATTATCCTTAATGTATACTTAGTAAACATTAACAAACCCATATCATTTAAGTACTGTATAAGTTTATTAGTAGGCGCATCGTACTGTATGAAGTTTTCTGAAATAGCTTTAAAAGCATCTTTCTTACTTAATTTTTCTGTTTTGGTTTCCGTTAAATACTTGAACTGAGTGTACCTAGCTGCAAAATCTGACATCTGTATAGGATGATTTATAAATTTGTACAGCTTAGTATCCTGCGTTATAAACAGGTTTTTACCGAAAGCTTTGACGTTCTTACCAAAGTTAGTTTCAACATTAGTAACGTTACCATCAGCATCTTTCTCATTTAGTACATTATCTACTCTTTTACCTACTTTACGCATCAGCTTACTTTTGTAAGAATAAGGGTCAATGGTGGCATCGATATCTTCAACGATAGTTTGGAACATACCGGCTTCCATCATCTCGCTAACAGGGTTAGATGACATCCTATGGTTCAGCTCGTTTATTCTGCTCTGCATATTAGAAAGTGTTTTACCCGTTGGCTGCAATACCTGAATATTATTCTGTAGTTTAGCCAACTCTTTCTTATGCATGTTGTAGTCTTGAGCTCCCTTCCAGGCTATCGCCTGGTCGCGAATAATGTGCCTAATAGGTACACCAGATAAACTTAGCAAGGCTGCATTACTCATAATGTTAGCTGTAGTAGTAAAGATATTTTTTACTACAAATGTGTCTTTTACCATAGAAATAAGCATTTTGTGTGCGTCTTCAGCACTGCGTAACTTGATAGCTAACTTGGCACCAAGTACTTTACCAACTGAGTTATCCAAAGCAAACTTTACTGCGTGCTGCATTAAGTCAGCATACTCATGGTTACTCACATGGCTGAACATAGTACGACCATCGAACCGTCCGTCCCATAAGTTAGCTATGCTTGACTTGCGGTACCCAAATACTAAGTTCATATGCTCTTTACGGATCATGATATGCGGGTCTGTACCACCAAATGTCTCCCTAGCATACTGCCTAGCGTCATAAGGCATCATGTCCCAGATTTCTTTTATCTCTGGCTCAGAAGAGTTAGCACTAATTTTTACATAGTTTCTTTGATTGATAATACTCTCGTTAGTATACTGGTCATTTAATACATCAATAACCTGTACATTAATAGTTTCAGTGGTTTCCTTATCTACTATGCTGCCTGCTAATCCACCTAATACATCAGATAATTTGTAGTTCTTTTCTAATATATTTTCACGAACTTCTTCACTCATTTCATAACGGTAGGTGACTACATCTCCTGATGGATTGTAGACAGCTAACATGCTGGGAGAATTTACATCTCTGGCATGAATACGCTGGTTTAATAACTGGCGGTTTTCTTTGTTACCAGCTAACTTTAACTTATTAAGATCACCGCTGTAGGACATAGTTGTGTTGGTGCTACCAACTTCTTTTGCAGACTTATCAAAGGTTTTACCCTTTGTACTTTTAGCAGTGAAAGAAAATACACCTGTAAGATACTGAGCCATACCACCGTCTTCTATGACGTACATGGTAGCTTCTTTAGTCTCAGGGTCATCTTTATCACGTTTTATGTCTTCAAGATTTGCTGTATAACCTTGTGCTAACAATTGCTTACTTTCTACACTACCCGCAAGTGCCCATTTAACAGTAAGGTTGTGGTTAGTGATTTCATGCACATGGCCTTTTGTCATTAGCCTTTCTGAGCCAATGAAGTTTCTAGCCAGCGATTCTTTCTTAAGAGCTCTGTGCTGCTTAAGAGTGAAGTCAACACCATTACCTAAGTCTGTACGGTTGTTCTCAGTTCTTAGTACTTCGACAGCTAATTGCTTATCTCCTTCTTGCATAAAAGTAATAGCCTGAAGTGAAGCCAATGTGTCTATCAAAGACTCTGCAGACTTAGCCGTCATCTCACTTACCAAAACTTCTGTACCAGGCATAGTAGAAATGCTGAATGCATTTTTAGGCATATCTTTAAAAGTAGTTTTATTAGTAACCATATATTTACCTAAAGCTTCAGCTTGATTAGCATAATAATCATGCTTACCTTCAGTTAAATTTTTAAGTTCTTTTTCAATCCGCTTTATCTCAGCATCCAATGCTGCATTGTCTGTCAGGAATGTTTCAATTCCATTTAAACCAAACTCATTCAGTAAACTCTCTAGATCTCCTTGTACAAATACTTTTGTTAAGGCAGTCTGCTCTGCATCATCTAATTTACTACTAAAGCTCTTATTAATAATCTCAGATACTTGCTCTTTAACAAACCTACGCTGCTGCTCATTGTCTCTATTAGCCCAGCGGAGTAACTGCATTAGCTTACTGTTATTAGGAGTCTCACCGCGCATCTCTTCAACTATGTTGAGTATGAGACTGTGGCGTGACTTAGTTACTTTAGAAGAGAAGTCATAGATAGTATCAATAAGGGTTTGCCCCTTATCATTTGAAACTATGTCTACTAGGTTTCCTGCAAGTGAAACAAACTTGTTATCACTCTTTCTGGCTCCCTCGATATTCATCTTGCTGGCTGCTTTAGCGAAAAGCTTTCTACCTGCACTATCCAAGTAGTCCTGTGTCTTAGTAAATAAGTCAGGGCCATTAGCTATTCTGCGACGCTTTTTACGGTTAACAGTAGCCACGTTCTTTAACACACTATCCATTTGTGCACTTAAAGCACCAGTGGCATTAACCCTTTCTTCAAAGATTGAACGTATGTGCTCAATTACTGTGTTCAATGCAATAGATAGTTGCTTCATAAAGCTGCTGTCTACTTTGCTATTAGCTACCCTTGTACCATCTAGCTTGGCCAGTTCTGCCCTAAGTGGTGCATGAGTTGAAGCCAATATGCTAAAGCGTTTACGGTAGTCTGACCTATTGTCAACAGTAGCTCTGCCAGCACCATCGCTATAGTCAATACTTACCCTGTTACCTTTCACATCAAATATAAACTTACGTCTAGCAGCCGCTAGCTTCATAGCATGGCGGTCGTTTACTTGAGATGGGTGATCCAAGAAAGCTTCTACAGGTAACTGCTTGGCTTGTTCCCATAATCTCTGAACATGGTTCATGGCATTACTGCCTGCCATTAAGTCACTATCAAACACTGCTTCAAGTTGCTCTGCTACATATGCTTCTTGTGCAGTCATCTTAAAGAGCCTGTGAATGGTACTGACGAACGATCCTTTGTTAGTGGCTAAACTCTCTAGGTAAGTATCTAACTCGTCACCAAGGTTCTCCTCAGCGTTGCGGAGGTCTGCGCCCTCCACACCGGCAATACTGTTTACAAGGTTGGTTTGTATTGCTGTAATGTGTTCGACGTGTTCATCTGAACGACTACCTCTGTCTAAAGCATTCAACATCTCTTCTGATGTCATGCGTTCTATGCGCTGAAGGTCAATCTCATTATTCAAGCCGGTAGGATTGACAGGTGCCTGCGAACTAGCAATGGTGCCTGTTAGCTCAATTAGCTGAGTAAGGGCATTGGTTCTTTCAGGAGTTGCTTTACCAAATACTAATCGGGTTACAGCATCAACAAATGCATTAAAACCGGTTACCAGTGTTCCCCTATTTTTCACAGTTATACCTTTAAGTCTTCTGTGAAATTCCGGATTTGTTAAGCCATAAGCAATAAATTCTTTCACATTACTTATAGCACCAAACCGAATATTGTAAGGAACGTTCCTGCCCATTTGAAATTTAACTTGATTAAGTAAACTCTCTAAGTCAGCAACTGCTTTAACAATTTTAGGGTCAGTAATGGTTTTATTTTTAACACCATTAATTACATCAGAAGTAATAGCATGTAAGAACTCATGAGAAACTGTTTCTATATTGGTACCAGACTCAGCATAGTCAGAAGACTTAAGGTAAACAGTTCTTGTACTTGAACGCCAACCACCTAATGCACCACGCAAAGTACCTAAGCTTTCGTTGTATGGGGTGTCCTCGTTGATAATAGTTAAATTTACATCATCACCTAGTAAGGGAAGGATAAGTTTAAGTAGTACTAACCTTTTAGAGTTATTCTCCTGCGTACTAAGTAAATTAGTAAGGAAAACTTTAGCACTTACAGGTTGAGATTCATTGCTGAATTGTGACTCTAACTCTGCCGAGAATGCATCTTCATTAGTAGAGGCTGCACTTAATTTACCCCACTCGTTTTCACTAACTGCAGTAGGAGTAGGGTTACTCTCAATAACTGGTGCAGGAGTTACTGGAGTAGGGGCAATAACTGGCCCTCTCTGATCATTAGCTTCACGCTTCTCACGATTAGCTTTACCCAGTGGAGTTTCAAAACCAGCACCTTCAAAGCTGTAGTGATTAACATGCTCGATACTGTCCTTAAATTCTTGTATTGGCTTCTCAGTCATAACCTCTACAAGCATTACTTTGTTTCTGGCTTCTGCCAATAAAGTAACCATTTTCTTATTAGGTGATATGTGCCCACCCTCTACAAGTTGTGCAAGTGCTTCTTGTGACTTTTCTAATGTCTCTGCTAACTCACGGTAGACATGGCGCTCATTCATTAAGTCATGCATGGCCTCGTTAAGTGCTTTAGCCACCTCAGCAACGTTCTCTACACTTGAAGGGAAACCGTCAAATACATTAAGTACGTCATACTTAGTAAATATTTTCAGAGCTATGGTTGCATCGATAGAGTGAATGAACTGTATAGCAGCACCTGAAGCAATGTACTCTACAAAGCTTACTGTGGTTGGTGCGTTGGTTAATGTAGAGCTACCATTATTGTTCAGCGGCTTAGAGAATTGTGTTACTACGTCACCCTGGCGTTTAATACCTTTCTTCTTATCACCTGGATTCTTAGTAACCATCTCAGTCTTACTGACTTGTAGTTGCTCATTAGCAGTATCAGAGAAAGATATTTGAGTGGCAGGCATAAGAGGCTGTAGTAGCTCTATGATTTTGTCTATTTCAACTTGAGGCAAGTAGTCGCCTTTCTGCATACTACCGCTTTCAGTGAGTTCCTTTGTCTTCTTAGCTACCATTTGTTTGTACGCAATAATGAATGCTTCATTCATAGATTGCATTGCACCGTTGTACTCTGCTCTATTATCTTTAAAACCTTCAAACATACTGTCTATCGCAGTACCTAGTGCATCAGTGTGTAAAGCAGCAGCATAGTTCTTTATTGCATCTTGTGTCTTAAAGTTAATTGCACCTTCTTTAGTAAGCAAAAACTTAGGGTCACCATTTAAAACCAAGTTATCTTTTCTACCTGATAGGTAGCTAATGAACTTGTTAATCTTAGCCAGTTCTTTATTCTTCTGGGCAGTAGTTTTACTGTCATCATTAACAACTTTTTCTATCTCATTATCAATGTCCGTAAGTAACGCCTCCCCAAAGTCATCAAGTATACCTGCCAAGCCAGCCCCATATACGTTGGTCATGAGTGGGCCTTTAGCAGTACCTCGCTTAATGCTACCCATAAAATGCTTTATTGCATTTAGCCCATTAATAATTCCAACATCATTATTGGCTTTAGCTGTTGTCATCATTGCGCTGATACTAGAACTCCACTCTTCTTGAAGAGTTTCGTACATATCATTCTCACCACTTTCCTTGAACTCACCATTAGAGCGACGTTCATCAGAATAGACACCTGCCTTCTCTAAAAGACCTGCCATGTCGTGGTTACCAAATTGTATTAAACCAATGGCTGGGCCATTAGTAATACCATCCAGCTCGATCCAGATATCAGAAGTAAAGGACTCTTTACCGTTCTTCTTAGCATCTAAAAATCTACCTAAGTTAGTAAGTGCAAGTAAAGTGTGAGTGTTCTCGCCACCTTTTTCTATGGCGTTTACTATTATTTCTTTAGCTGCAGCCATCTCTTCAGTACTTATATCACTGACAGTATTGAGCCTGTGTATTGCTTGGGCTGCTTCTACAAATAGAGATGTATTTTCATTGGCTTCAAGTTTAGTTACCCCATCCAATTCACTTATATTCAACTCTTTAGTAAGAGCTGCAAGAAGTGTGGGCATAGTAAGCTTGTCTGCACCAAGGCCTTTAACCTTAAAGTCTAGTCCTTGAGCAATACCGTATAAAAAGTTATCTTGTGTGATTTGATCATCAAGACTTACTTTAGTAGTCCATTTCTTTAAGCCAACTAATCCCCTAACTATTTTAGAGGATTGTGGGTTAACTAGAGTATTGGTTATACCTACACGTAGGTTCTTCCAAGGTGCATAACTAAAGTAGAACGGGGTAGCCAAACCTTTCTTAGTACCCTTTAAGCTATTACGATAACTCTGTAAGTTATCCCAGTCTTTCTGTATTGCAGAGTTTTTAGCAAGATGCATTTTACGATTACTTTCTGTCATCTTGTTTAGGTCTTCTTTACTAGTTAGCCCTAAAACTCTATCAAGCTGATCTCCATCAAATAACTTCATGATGTTATCTGTTTGTTCTGACAAGCCCCACGGCTTCGCCTGGGCTTGCAAAAGCATCTTACTGACTGTACTTGCTACGTTTCGTACTGTGTTCTTTAACTTGTCTGCTGTGGTTAATACAGGAGCTAGGCTGGGAGCTGTTGCAGCTTTACTTGGGCTAAGTAACTCTCCTACGATCCGGTCAGTGTTTTCGTTAATATCAATCTTACTTTGTACAGTAGGTATCATTTCCTTGCCGTCTTCCAGAGTCGCTACTCTCACACCTGTGAGGTATCTATCTACTACATCTCCTTTCTCACCTTTTTTAAGTGGCTTACCATCTTTGGTTTTTAAAGTAGATTGAACTGTCTTCTGGTGTAGCTCTACAAATCCTTTATGTTGTAAAGCACCAAGAACAAAGTTACCCAGTGCAGTGTGGAGTTCAGACTGCTTGTCTGCGTTGGTTGTTTCTTGGTTGTATTTTATTCCAAGTGCGCTTGCTATATCTCTACCCATGCTATTGGCAAGCATAATACGACTGACACCCATATCACTGTGGTTAAAGTAGTCACTCTTTCCTACGTCATCTTTACTTGCTAAGCCAAGTAAGCTAGCCATATCAGTGGGGCTAGGGTTTATAGTACCTTTGGATTCAAAAGCCAAGAAGCTATATGCAGTTGCAGACATGGCAGCTAAAGTAGATTCAGTAAGAAACCCATCTTTAATAAATGCTGCATTCATGCGGTTATGTACGTGTATGTCTAAGATATTTTTGGGTGATAAATCATTAAGTACTTTAGAGAATGTTTCAGCAAAACCAACGAAATCTTTTATAGCTGCACTTTTACGAGAAGACATAATAAAATCTGATTGCATGTAAGCCAGTGCAAGCTCTGGTAATACTTTAAGCCTGGCTATCACACCAGAGACATTACCTATAACACCTTTTGGCTTACCTACTTGGAACCAACGACCAAACTTAGTATCTGTGTAACCGTCCATTATCTCTTGTGCAGCACTGAACTTTTCTGCTGTACCAAGTAATACTTTTAGTTCTGTACGAAGTTTATTAAGTGCATCCTTAGCTTCTTTAAGCTTACTATGAACATCCTTAGTAGCTTCTTTATCACCTTCCGCTGCTTTGAATAGACCCTTAACACTTTCTACTTCTAAACCAGCACGGATAATATTACGAATAGTTTCACGCGCTTTATCCGTGTAGCTTTCTGTATCATCTGCAAAAGTTTCACTAACCACTGCTGCTTCAGCTTGGGCCAGTTCTTTCTTAGTAATTGTGTCTACTTCTTTCTGTAACTTCTTCTTATCGTTAAGTAAAGATTTCTTAGTAGCATCTACTTTTGAACGGATAGTTATTTTATTTTCAGGGGTTAAACTATTACTGTTTAAGCCAAGAGCTATAATGGCATCTCTACGACGCTTAGGTGCATTGTCGTTAGATAGTTGTTCATCGATATCAGCTATCTGTTTATTAATAGCATCGACCCTACCGGTTACTTCTTGTAACTTAGTAGCAGCTTCAGTTTGTTGGGGCTCTACAGGAGTGTCACTAATAATAGATGGTTCTGGTTCTACATCACCTTCTACAGTTGCTTCTGCCTGCGGCTCAGCAACTACATCTTCTACTTGTTCTTGAGGCTCCTGCGTAGCAGGTGGCTCTGTAACGGCTTCAACAACATTATCTTCTGTTGGAGTAACTTTGTTCCACCTATTAAAAGAATGCCCATCAATAGTCTCCTGCGTAGACGTGTAACCTTTACTGGACAAATATTCTTGTACTTTACCTTCACCCACTTCATTGTACTTACTATTACCCTGATCAGAGGTATCGGTAATAATAGTGGCACCTGCTGTAATGGCCTTATCAACCTCAGATAAGTCAGCGTCTACTCTGTTGCTACGATTACCCTCTGCACTAATAAATACAGTGTCAGTGGATTCATAGGAGCCTGTGTTAGCATTGTCACCCCAGTCCTTTGCGTACTGGTTTGTAGAAGACTTCTCTGAGCCAACACCTATAAACTTATTAGCTTGATCAGATTTAACTTGGTCTTTAGAAGTATGCTTTCCTGTTTTAGTTAATTTGACTTTAGTAGGGGTTATTTCTTCTGTAACTACAGGCTCACGTTTACCGTTTGCTATGGCTACATCTACTTCTGCTAAAGTAGCAGCAAGTACTGCAGATTCTAACTGAATAGATTGAACCACTGGTCCAGCAGTAGTATTAACTACTTCAAATCCAGGGCCAGCTAATGTTTTATAATTATCACGAATAAACTGAGCAGCTTCTAACTCAGCTTGTGTAGCAGGAGTGGCTGTATTACCTCTAGACTCTTGAGCCACAGTTCTTCTAGCATAAGGCGCATACGCAGTTTTAAATACTGCTGCTTTATCAATATGCCTTTGTGCAAATGACTGAAACTTATCTCGTATTGCTTTTACTTTTTCAGTGTTACCTTCGCTTATAGCAGAAAATATCATTTGTCTATAATTGTTACTCCCAAGTACATTGGGTGTTTTAGGATCGGGTGTACGCTTACCGGCAATAACTTCACCGTGTACTTGGTCTTTTGTTTTGAGCTTACCTTCTTCACTAAAAGCTGCAGAATCTTCCTGTGCTTTTACTACGGCAGCCGATGCTTCAAGTTGTGCGCGTTCTTTTGATGTCCATTTATCTGACGATAATAATGCAGTCATCTGTTCCGTATTTAACGCACTTGGGTTGTACTCATTAGTATCAAAAATACGATGAGCATCAATCTCAAACTTTGCGTCCCTTTTATTTGCTGCCGTTATACTCTTAACGGTATCCTTAGTTTTAACCAAACTTTCTTGTTTGATTTGCATTTTCTTAAGATCGTTATTTTCTATTACGTCTTGAAGCGCCCCAATCTTTTTATTGATTTCCTTAATCTTTTTAGGGTCAGTAGTTTTTTCTCTTTCCTCGTATAATGTATTTTCTTGGTTAAAAGCTGCAGTAACAGTTTCTGTGTAAGCTTTTAAAAGCTCACTTGATTTACTTAAATCTGCACTACCTTTTTTGCTAACAGCGTCGTATCTTTTAGTGATTGTATCTAAAGCAGACCTGACACCATTTTTATTATTGTTACTGAGTGTTTCTTTTAATGCAGATTCTACATATTGGTTATATTCTCCTGATTTAATAGTGTTGTCTAAAGCTTTTTCTTTAATTCTGTTTTTAACAACTTTAACTATAGTCTTATTAGCCACAGTCTTTACAGCACTCTTAGTAGAATCTCCTAAAACGCTTAAAGCCTGACCAGGTAATGTAGTAGCAGAACTGGCTCCTAATCCAATGGCTGCGCCTTGGTAGATTTTTTTAGCGTCTTCTTTATAGTTAAAATCTTGACCTAATGCGTCTAATTCAGCAGCAGTTTGAAAACCTTCTGTACCTGCTTCAACAATAGCTGCGCCACTTACCTTAGCAGATCTATTTCCTAAATTAGATGTAACTTTTAATGTGCCTGATAAAAGAGACTCTGTGGTTTTCCTGATATTAGATTTTGATTCTTCTTTTGCTAAAGCTGCAGCAGCGTCTAAAGCTTTCTGTTTACTTTTTTTAGTAGCTGCTCTTGTAATATCACCTTTGGCTTTAGCTGCTGCTCTTTTCTTAAAAGCTATTGCTATTGCGTCACCCTGAACAACATCACCACGAACCTTATTAACTGACTTTTCTGTAGCTTTTTCTTTGCGTGCTACAGACCTTGCTGCCTTAGCTTTGTTTGCTTCTTTAAGTGCTCTTTCCATTGCAGCACTATTAAGTACTTCACCATTTTTACCATACTTTGGTAATGTTACTACGTCTTCTAACACACCAAGTATGCCTGCTTTTTTAGCACCATCGGCTATTGGTTTACTAGTAGCTTTAGTAACTAACTTAACACCTGCTGCACCTGCAGTGGCGACGTTAGCTAGGTATTCTAGTGCTCCTGCAACAGTAGCTTCTTGACCTAATTCAGTTTGTTTATCTTTTGATACTACATTGCCGTCTTTACTTAAATTGCGTAAGTTAGTTGCTAGTAAATCTGAAGAATACGCAGTTGAGTTTGCAGCAGCAGTCACTGGGTTTAAAGCCAAAGGTACATTAGGTAAACTCTCTGCGGCATACTCGATAGTGGCCATAGGGTTATCCCATAGAGCACCAATAGTATTACCTGCTAATTTAGTAGCAGCTACAGTGGTATCAAATGCACCATTAGCATCACTGATGAGTCTATCGCCTTCTTCCCAAAATGAATCTAAGTCAGCGGTGAGCTTCTCTCTGTTAAGCGTATTGAAGCTTCTACTTATAGCTGTGTCTTTTGTGAGGTAATCTTTGGCAATCTGAGCATTCTCTAACTCTTTACCATACTGCTGAAATATTTCACGGTTAGTAAACATCTCAGGAGTGTAAGATATACCTGAACCAAACTTGCTTAATACCGGCTCAGCAATATCTTGCTGCTGGTTTAGTAAGGCCTCTTCTTCTGAACTTAG